TCTAGGACGCCCAGAGTCGCCTGACGGATACCAAATATCCATTGACGGCAATATTGTGACCGAAGATGTGGCAAGAGACTTTGCTGACATTTCGCACAAACTGAGGCTAACCCCTTCCCAAGCCTCTGGCGTTCTTGATTATTATCGAAGCGCAGTAGAGCAATCTGGTGCTGCTTCTTATGAACAAGCATCTGAAATGCAAGAGGCCGCCATTAATGAATTGCGCCAAGAATGGGGCAAGGCGTTTGAGGCTCGTGTTGAGGCTGCGGGGCGTGTAGCCCAAGAGTTTGCCAACCCTGACATGTTTAACATTCAGTTGGCGGATGGTTCACGGCTCGGTGACAATGCTGAATTTATTAAGGCATTTGCAAATATTGCCGAATTCAGGCAAACTGTGACGAGCGAAGACACTGTGCCAGAGAATAGTCAGACAATGATGATGACTCCAGCACATGCCAAAGCAGAGATTGAAGCCATTATGAGTGATAAGAGTCACGCATATTGGGACAAGAAAAGCCCAGCACATCACTCCGCAGTGGAGCATATGCAGGGTTTGATGGGGATGCTTCATGGATGAGGTATCTCCAGCAGAAATTAGGATGGAGTGTTTGCGCCTTGCGGTAGAGTATGGCAATGCACGAGACCTAAAGAATCCTCACCTTCTCGCTGATGTATATTACGAGTGGGTGATGCAGGGTAGCGAGGAGACTCGTCCTGAAGACAGTCGGATAGACGGCAGCCTAAAGAAGGCTCAAAAGTCTAGGGGCGTCCGAAAGGGTAGCGCACCGCAAGTTCAAATGTAATCGTGTAAACAAAGGAGACATAACATGTCTACACAAGTAACCACGGCATTTGTACAACAGTATTCTGCTAATGTGCAGATGCTATCACAGCAGATGGGTTCTCGTCTGCGTGATGCGGTACGCATTGAGAATGTTGTTGGCAAAAATGCCTTCATCGACCAAATCGGTTCAGCAACGGCACAGGTTCGCACCACACGCCACGCTGACACCCCACAGATTGACACCCCACATTCACGGCGTCGTCTGACCCTTGCTGACTATGAATATGCTGACCTGATTGATGACCAGGATAAAGTACGCATGCTCATTGACCCAACCTCCGCATATGCTCAGGCTGCTGCGGCTGCAATGGGCCGTGCAATGGACGATGTTATCATCGCCGCCGCACTCGGCACTGCTGCTACTGGCGAAACTGGTTCTGGTTCTGCAACCATTTCCAACTCAATCGCCAACGGCAACACCAACCTCACCCTGGCAAAACTTCGTGAAGCGAAGTACATGCTGGACTCAGGTGATGTTGACCCATCAATCCAGCGTTACATTGCTGTAGGCCCAAGCCAAATTCAGGCTCTGTTGGCAGACACCACTGTAACAAGCAGCGACTTCAACACCATCAAAGCCTTGGTTCAGGGCGAACTCGATACCTTTATGGGCTTCAAGTTCATCATGACCAACCGCTTGTCCACAAGCGATGGCTCTGAGACTGATGACGTCCGTAACTGCTTTGCTTGGGCAGAAGATGGCATCACCCTTGGCCTCGGCAAAGATGTATCGGCTCGTATTGATGAGCGTGCTGATAAGAGTTATGCAACTCAGGTTTACTACTGCATGACTCTGGGTGCTGTTCGCATGGAAGAAGCGAAAGTAGTTCAAATCGACTGTGATGAGTCACCCGACTAAAAACTAGAGAGGGGGCGTTCATCGCCCCCTCTTGCTATGGGGGAAGGGTTGCGGAGTCTTGGAGTTTAACAGCAACTTCAAATACGATTTGAAGATAGGCCAACTGCAAGAGCAATGGCTGGCTGAAATTCTTGACTCATCAACCCTAGAAGTAAAAAGAGATTTTAAGGCTTCACAGACAGGTAACGTGTTTGTGGAGTTTTTCTGTAGAGGCAAGGCGTCAGGCATAGCCACAACAGAAGCAGATTATTGGGCATTTATACTTGACGAAGAAATTGTGGTAATATTACCAACCAGTAAAGTTAAAGCCTTAGTTGAGGAAGCCCAAGAAGAAGGGCGTGTAGTAAAAGGCGGCGACAGTAACTTGAGCGAAGGCGCTTTGATAAAGATTGAAAGGTTGTTGAAATAATGCCATCCGTAGTAGACATCTGTAATGAAGCAATGGATTTGCTCGGTGCAGCAACCATTACATCTTTGGAAGAGAATAGTAAGGAAGCCCGACTCTGCAATCGCCGCTACGAAACTGTACGCGATTCTGTACTTAGAGCGCACCCTTGGAACATTGCGGTAACGCGCAAGCAGTTGGCTAGAGACAGCGAAGCGCCAGCATTTGGTTTTACCAAACAGTTTACGCTGCCTACTGACCCATATTGTTTACGGGTTATGTCTTTGCATACATCTAATGTTGATGAGAATGTAGCGCCATACGACACGCAGACTATGTTCAAGATTGAAGGCCGCAAGGTATTAACTAATGAGGACACCTGCCGCATTGTTTATATCGGGCGTATTACAGACACCGAGCAATACGACTCGCTTCTTTCGTCCACCGTTGCCACAAAACTGGCCGCTGAGACCGCCTACGCTATCACAGGTAGTATGAATGTATCTCAGCAGATGATGGCGCTGTACGAGGCTCGTTTGCGCGAGGCTCGGTCTATGGACGCTATGGAAGGTATGCCAGATAAAATTATTGCAGATGACTTTATTAATGTGAGGTTCTAGTCATGGCTCGAATCTCAAGCATTATTACCAACTTTAAGTCTGGTGAAATATCTCCGCGCTTGGAAGGCCGCATTGACCTGCAAAAGTACAACGAAGCGGCTCAGACCATTCAGAACATGATTGTGTACCCTTCAGGCGGCGCAACCCGCAGACCAGGCACTTATTTCGCTGGGCGCAGCAAGGATGGCGGTAAAGTTCGCCTAATGAACTTTGAATACTCAGACGAGCAAGCCTATGTGCTTGAGTTTGGCGCTAACTACATTCGCTTTTATAAAGACGGCGGCATCCTGACTGATACTACTATTAGTGTCACTGATGTCACATCAGCAAGCCCTGGTGTTGTTACTGCAACGGCTCACGGCTTTTCTAACGGCGACCGTGTGTTTATTAGCGGTGTCGGTGGCATGACTGAGATTAACAACCTTGAGTTTACAGTTGCCAATGTGACGGCTAACACTTTTGAGTTGTCTGGGGTAGATACTTCGGCATATACCGCTTATACATCTGGTGGTTCTGTAGGCAAGATTGTTGAGGTTACTACCACATATAGTGTTACTGACATCTTTGAGATTAACCACGCACAGTCTGCTGACGTGCTTTACTTGGCGCATAAAGACCACGCACCCGCAAAACTGACAAGAACGACCGCTACTAGTTTTACACTTTCTGATATTGATTTTGTCGATGGCCCGTACCTTGATGAAAACATCACAGATACGACACTCTATGCTTCAGGGCAGACAGGAAGCGTAACAATCACTGCTTCGGCTGACTTATTTACATCTGACGATGTTGGACGTTATATCCGCTTCCGTGAGGTGCTAGAGATTGAACATGACGAATGGGCGGCAAGCACCAGTTATAACGATGGCGATAGCGTTCGTTACAATGGGCATGTATATACAAATGTAACAGGTTCTACGCAGACATCAGGGAATACTCCGCCTGTCCACACAGAAGGAACGGAGACCTACGGTGCTATTGATTGGCAATATGAGCATGATGACACAGGCTATGTGGAAATTACTGGCTATACTAGCGCCACTGTTGTAACGGCTATAGTTAAGGAAGATGACGGCGGCGTGGCTGTGCTGCCTGACCACGTTGTTGGTGCTGCTAGTGCGACAAAGAAATGGTCATTGGGTGCTTTTGGCGGAGACCAAGGTTATCCACGCGCTATAGGCTTTTATGAGCAGCGCTTATACTTTGCAGGCACATCTGCCCAGCCTCAGACAATCTTTGGTTCTGTTAGCGCAGACTTTGAAAACCATACCCCAGGGCTTGACGATGATGATGCAGTAAACGTCACTATTGCTTCTGACCGTGTTAATGTTATTCGCCACCTGCTTCCCGCACGTTTCTTGCAAATTTTAACGACAAGTTCAGAATTTACGTTATCGGGCGGCACAGGTGCTACGCCAGTTACTCCGACTAATGTGAACGTGCTGCGTGAAACGACATTCGGCACGTCTGATGTACGGCCACTACGCGCAGGTAACTCGACTATCCTTATCCAGAAAGGCCAAGAAAAAGTTAAAGAGATTACCTTTGACCTCGACACTGACGGCTTGCTTGGTGTTGACCTGACTATCCTTGCCGACCACATTCCTCGCGGTGGCATGACTGATATGGTTTGGCAGCAAGAGCCTGAGTTAATCCTTTGGTTTGTACATTCTGATGGCCGTCTTATCGGCTTAACGTATGACCGTGCAAATGCGGCGATTGGTTGGCATACGCACCCGATTGGCGGTAGCGGTGTTGTGGAGAGCATCACGGCCATCCCATCAGGCGCAGAAGACCAAGTATACCTGTCAATAAAGCGCACTATTGACGGTGCGGTTGTTCGCCACATCGAATACATCAAGCCTATTAGTTTTAATGGCGTCATTGAGGATGCCTTCTTTGTTGATAGCGGTTTAACCTATGATGGGGCGTCTACCAGCACGATTAGCGGCTTGAACCATCTAGAAGGCGAAACTGTTGCTGTTCTTGCTGACGGTGCTGCCCACGCAGATAAAGTTGTGTCTGGCGGCTCTATCACATTAGACCGCTCGGCTGAGAAGGTTCATGTTGGCTTTCCTTACACCTCTCTGATTGAGACACTGCGTTTAGAAGGCGGCTCTGATGATGGTGTGGCGCAAGGCAAGATTAAGCGTATTCACGGCGTTACTGTTCGCTTTATTGAATCTGTAGGCGCAGAGGTTGGCCCTGAAGTTGGCCCTGACTTAGATAATCTTGACCGTATCCACTTCCGCGACTCTAGCATGGCGATGGACGAAGCCGTGCCAATCTTTAACGGCGACAAGGAAATCTCATTCCCGTCAGGATATGATAGTGACTCGCGGATTATTGTGCGGCAGTCTCAGCCATTGCCGATGACGGTTGTGGCTATTATGCGGAGGTCAAACACCTTCGATGCTTGAGGTCATTAAGTTCCATCCTAGTCACTTGTTTGCTATTGAGACGATGTTTTCATTCGATGACGTGTCGCGCAGGGCTATGAGCAACCACACTGTGGCTGGCGGTTACACACTTTGTGAAGGTGAGACCATAATTGGTTGTGGCGGAGTTCACAAAATGTGGCATGGAAATGGCGAGGGTTGGCTTTTGATGTCTACACACGCTTATAAAATGCCTAAAACTGTGGCGAGATATACTTATAGGCTTTTTGATACTATAATGGCCGATAACAATTTGTGGCGGATACAGGCCAGCGTTCACGCAACAGATGAACAGTCTATTAGATTTGCTGAATGGATGGGGTTTGAGAACGAGGGATTAATGAAGAAGTTTGGCCCAGATGGTTCGGACTATTATAGATTTGCGAGGACGGCATAATGAACCCGATGATGATAGCCGCAGGTGCAAGCGCCGCAGGTAGTTTACTAGGCTTCAAAGGCAATCAAGCGGCAGCCAAGGCTGCCCGTCAAACTGCTGAGTACAATGCACAGGTAGAAGAAAACAACGCTATCCTAGCGGCTCGTGCAAAAGTAGATGAAGAGGCAAATCTGCGCCAAAACGCAGAAAGATTACTTGGCACTCAGCGTGTTGCCACCGCTACGTCAGGCGTTCAAATGTCTGGCAGCCCATACTTAGCGTTAGCAGATACATATTTTAATACGGAAATGGATGCGTTGCGGATTCAGTACGCATCAGATGTTGAGCAAACCGCAGCCGAAGCAAATGCCGCATTAGCCCGTGCAGAAGGCAGAGCAACAGCAAACGCTCTTAAAACACAGTCTTATGTGTCACTCCTTGAGGGTGGGCAGAAGGCCGCAACATTATTGATGAGTTAAGATATGCCACGGATACCGCTATACAACCAAGGACAAGGCCCATTAGTAGAACTGGCTAAAGGTTCATTATCAAGACAAGCCAGCGTTGGGGCGTTTACTGCGCCTGGGCAAGCACTGGCTAGTTTTGGAGAGAAGGCTTCTGATATTGCTTTCCAATTTGGGTTGGCGGAGCAAAAACGTGAAGACGCTCGCGTATCAAGGGAAGAGTACGCAAAAGCATTTGATGAATTAAGCACTCATGTTTTAGAAGACAATTCAACTAACGTAGAAGATGCCGCTAATGCCTTCAAACAAAAAAGCGATTCAATTTTAAGCAAGATTGATAGCGCTGGTTACTCTAAAAGGCGTTCAGAGATTATTAAATCTGACTTAAGCAAGTTGTTATTGCAAAAGGGGTTTGATGCTAAGCAACAAGCGCACAAGCGTGGCTTGATGCAATCTGGGATGGCATTTGATGGCCAAGTGTTAAAAGCGTATGAAACATTGCGTAGCAACATGCCAGGCACTCCACAATGGGAATTTACAACAGACTTGCTTCGGGCATCTGCTGCTGATGCTGCGGCTAATGGCATACCAACAACAAATACATTAAATGCTATTGAAGGTGAAATTCTATCAATAGAGCGAAATAATACACGGCTTGCTTATTCAAATAAAATTTCATCCGCCACCTCTAAAGACCAACTTGATGACATTGAGAAAACACTATCTGACGCGAACCTAACCGCACCTACAATTGACGTTCTTAAAAGTCAGATACAAGGAAGGGAAGTAGAATTATCCAACGAAAAGTTGGCCAAGATTATTAACACAGTCGACATTAGCAATGTTGGGGATACGCAATTTGACACAGTTGAAGAGATTGAGTCTCAGGTAATCGCAATTAGAACGGGTCAAGTTGAGGACGAAGAAGTTAAAAAACTTTTAACCACCCTTACTGACGAGGAGCGCATTGCTCTTGAGAAGGGGTTAGATGCGCGGCTGCAACAAGCAAGGTCAAATTACTCCTTTAAGGAATCTGTAAGGGATAAAGCGCGAGACAAAAGAAATGATGACCTGTATGTGCAGGGGAAAAACCTTATTATGGGTAATGATGCTAATGCAATTTCCGCCCTTCGTGAGTTGGAGTTTGAAGGCGCTAGGGGAGAGGCGTTGCGTGAGCAACTTATTGATTTTGCTGGGCGAAGAGCGCGGGGCGAAATAATAACTGATAGTAAGCCTGGTATTTACAGGGAAACTCAGCAAATGATTTGGAATAATACAATCCAGTCGGTAGAGCAAAAGTTTGTTTTAAGCACTGACTCTGCCGAGGTAAAAGCCAGTGGCGGGAAAAGCATTATTGAGCGCCAGGGCAATGAATTGTCTGACGGAGATGCCGCTGGTTTCCACGAGTATTTATCAAGGAGGTCACGGCAAGATGAAACTGATGAGAACCAGGCTTTTATACGAAACATGCAGTCTTTTAATAAGTTTGTTGATGCGTATAAGGATAAGATTGTTGGAAACCCTGCGTTTGCTAAGTTAAACATAAATAGCGATTCTCGGTTTTATGATTTTACAAAACAAATGGAAGAGCGTTTTCTGTCTGCCATTGAATCTGGCAAGAACCCAAACGACTTGCTAAATCCACGTCACCCAGATTTTATTATATCTCCGAATGAAAATTGGACGCCATCAGATGCCCAACTATTGCAAGAAATAACCGAAACCTTACGGACAAATAACCAAATCCCAACCGCTCAAGAAGTAGGCCCACCGCCAAGGCCAGAAGGCATGTCTTTTGCTGATTACCAAAACACTCCAGAATATCAAGAGTGGAAAACAGGCCCTAACTACACACTATGGCTAAATCTTCAGAACGCTGGAGGCCAATAAAAATGAGTCTGTATGATGATATGCTGGTTATGAAATCAGCAGGTTTTTCCGATGAGGACATTGAAAAACATCGGCGAGAGCAGGTTGCTATAATGTCTTCGGCTGGCTTTACATCTGAGCAAATTGCAGAAGAATTTAACATGCCTTCAGTGAAGAGGGCCGCATCGCCAGCAACTACCGCTGAACTCCCATCAAATGACTTGTTGCAAGACCCGTCTGAATTTATGGAGTCTGAGTTTGGTGTTCCTGTTACGGTCAATAGAGATATGGAGTCGTATTGGCGAGACGTATTGAAAGAAACAAAAGAATGGGCTGTTGGCGATAAGGCTGAATGGGATGAGTACTTTGAGCGGGGTTTGGGTAAGTCTACAGTAAATCTTGCTCTTCAATATCATTCTAAAGGCGAACTTGGCGTAGATGCGGCCGCCGCGCTTTCTTCAGAGCCATCAGATACAGGCCACATAGAAAGATGGCTGGAAAGTATGACAACTATTGGCTCTGACATGCCAGTATTTATTCCTTCATATTTGGCGGGTTCAACGGCAACAGGTGGCAATCCTTTTGCTGGGGCGTTTTCTGCTGGTTTTGTTAATGAGAGCATCAAGTCAATGTATATTGATGCGCTTTCAAAAGGTGAAACAAGCAGTTGGAAAGATTGGTGGGAATCATTTGTCGAGCATGGTTTTAAGGAAGGTATGAAATCGGGCTTGACTCTTGGGGTGGGCATGGCTGCCCCAGGCTGGCTTGGTACTACAAGTTTAGTTGGGAAATACGCAACACAATACACGGCTTTTGTTGGCACAGGCGCTTTGCTTGAGCAAAAGATGCCAACGAAAAATGAACTTATTAATACAGCCCTAATACTTGGAACTTTTGGGGGTTTTGAAGCAAGCCCAAGAGTAACAAGGATGTTTAACGATAGACTGAAAAAGGCAGAAAAAAGTCCTGTTGAAGTTTTGCAAGAGATTGAACTAAACCCACGCATGAGAGAGGATTTGGCAAGCCAGAATATTGAACGGTTCAGAGACCCGATTGAACCGACAGAGGCAATACAGCCATTTAAGGAGGGTTCAAATCCAAAGCGTGAGAAGCCTGATGCTTTGTATGAGGTGTTGCCTGAAGATATTGTAAATATCAGGAATAAAGAAATAAATACAGATAGATACAATAGAGCCAGAGAAAGCGGCTTAGAGCCAATTGATGCTATTGAGTTTGCTAAGCCAGAACCTAAAGCAGCAGAGATTCAAACGTCTGAGCCAGTAGGCAAGGTCTTAGATAGAGTTTCCTTCGAGGTGACAAAGCCAAAAGAAGCGCTTTCTGATGTGCGCTCTAAATTTACTACTCAATGGTTAGATAGGTTGCACCCAGTATTTAAGGCCGTAAAAAACTTTGAAGAGAAAGGCGGTTCATTCGACACAGTAATGACGCCTTATACGCAAATGCGCTTGCAACCTGGCATGATTGGCCGTGGGATGCACTTTCTCCAACATGGCACTTTAGATTTCAAGACTTTAAGTGTTAATGGGAAAAGCCTTATGAACATTCTTGAGCCTATTAAAAATTCTGAAAAGGCATACAAAGAGTTTACGTCTTTTGCTGTCGCTAAAAGGGCATTAGAAAAAAGCAACCAAGGGAAAGAAACTGGCGTTCCGTTAGCCGAGGCTAGGGCCACTGTCGTTGAGTTAAATGCAAAGTATGGTAAGACCTTTAAGGAGTTAGTTGACTACCAAACTCGTGTAGTAGATTTCATGGTTGATTCTGGCGTGCTGTCAAAAGAATTACGAAACGCTATGATAGAGGCAAATAAAGACTATGTTCCTCTTTATCGTGTTATGGATGAAACCGCAAACATGCCGTCAGGCAATTTTAGCAAGGCTGTAAGAAACCCTATGAAAGCGTTTAAGGGCAGCAAGCGTAAGATTGAAGACCCGCTCACCAGCATCCACCTAAACACTCTTACATACGTTGCAATTGCAGAGCGCAATCTTGCTTACAACAAATTCATTGAGATGGTGGAAAAACTGCCAGAAGCCTTCCCAGAAATAACAAGAGTTTCTAAAGCCCGTGGCACAAAGATTACTCCAGAAGAATTGCAAGCAGCATTTGACGGCCCGATAAAGCCTGAATACGCAGATGGTATGACAATCTTTAGAAGGAACGGACAGGTTGTTAGCGATAGAGAGATTGCTATTTTCCGTAATGGCAAAAGAGAAATATGGGATGTAGGAACTGAGATAGCGACTGCGCTGCGAGATATGAACCGCGCTGAAGCAGGCCTTTTGATGAAATTTATTGGAACACCCTCAAGGTTGCTTCGCGCTGGCTCTACCCTTGCGCCAGATTTCATGGTTAGAAACTTGGCCCGTGACGCTTTGTCTGCTGGGATTATGAGCGATAAGGGCTTCATACCATTTTATCACAATGCCATGGGTTTCTGGCACATGGTAGGCAAAACAGATTTGTATAAAGATTGGACAAAATCTGGTGCTATGCAATCTATGCTTGTTAGTTTTGATAGGAACTACTTCAAGCAAGATATGAAGCGCTATTTAACTGCTGGGAATGTTAGGAACGTAGTTACAAGCCCTATTGAGTCCTTGCGTATTCTTTCAGAGTTTTTTGAAAGTTCTGGGCGTGTAGGCCAATACGCTTTAACTATAAACAAACTTAAAAAACAGAAGAAACTTACTGACCGCGATATTATTGACCGCGCTGGCTTTGAAAGCAGAGACATTACAATTGACTTTGCAAAGATGGGTACGCAAATGCAAGCCCTTAATAGAATCAGTGCTTTCTTTAATGCAAGGGTTCAGGGGTATGCTAAGATATACGATGCTTTCCAGCAGCGACCACTTCAAACATCGGCAAAAATATTTTCTTATATTACCTTGCCGAGCATATTGCTATGGTACAAAAATCATGATGACCCTCGCTATCAACAACTTCCAAGATGGCAAAAAGATTTATTTTGGATTGTTATTACTGGCGAAGGAACTGTAGACAATCCACAAGATTATACAGTTTGGCGCATACCAAAGCCATTTGAACTTGGCTTGCTGTTTGGCACTGGCGCAGAACGCATGATGGATTTTGTTGAAACAAAAGACCCTGGCCATCTTAATAAATTCTTGTACGAGTTCGCAAAAGACTCAGCGCTTTCAATGGGGCCAATACCTGATTTTGCTAAGCCATTTATTGAATTTTGGGCTAACAGAAACTTTTTTACCGACAGACCAATTGTATCTCGCGGAATGGAAAACATGTTGCCAGAGTTCCAATACGACCAATACACAAGCGCTACAGCAAAAACAATTGGCAAGGTTGTAAATGAAATTACTTCTGGATATGGGCCTTCAAGCCCACAAAAAATAGACCATCTAATTAGTTCTTGGACAGGCACATTAGGGCGATACGCAATTCAAGCGGCAGACAAAGCCCTAGTTGAATCTGGGCTAGTTGTTGAGCCGACAAAGCCAGAAAAAACATTGGAAGACTTGCCAATTATTCAGGCATTTTTAGTTAGGAAGCCCACGGCAAGTTCACAATACATTGAGGATTTCTATCGGGAATACGAAAAAATATCGGGAACTATGGCGACTATAGAAAAGTTGCAAAAGGAAGGCCGTATGGGTGAGGCTCGGCGAGTATTAAGTGACGCCGAGTTAAACTTGATACCAATGCTTGGATACAGGGATTCGCTATCAAACATTAATAAAATGATAAGGCTTGTTCACGCTGGGCCGCTTGAGCCAAAAGAGAAGAGGCAAATGATTGACCAACTTTATCAATCAATGATTGATATTGCTAAATCTGGGTTGGACTTGGCGTCAACCCTTAAAGTCAACGAGTAACTTTTAAGAAACGCCAAAATCATGTATAAATGCTGTAGGAGACAAACATGACAGTTAGCAGCACCAACACAAAAAACAGTTACAGCGGTGACGGTAGCGTTACCGTCTTTGCTTATACGTTCAAAATCTTCGATGATGATGACATTAGTGTTATCTTGCGTACAGATGCAACTGGTACTGAGACTGTCCAGACGAAGAACACGCATTACTCCGTTTCTGGCGTAGGCGATGCTGGTGGCGGTAACATCACGTTTGTTACTGCCCCTGCTGTTGGCGAAACTGTTGTGCTTATCCGCCAGACGGTACAGACCCAGACTACAGACTATACTCCAAACGACCCTTTCCCAGCCGAAAGCCACGAAAACGCGCTGGATAAACTGACCCTGATTATTCAAGACGTTCAGGAAGAGGTTGACCGTTCGATTAAACTGTCGCGCACAAACACAATGACTTCCACAGAATTTACGGTGGGTTCGTCAGACCGTGCGGATAAGGTGCTGGCTTTTGATAGCAGCGGCGAATTGTCTGTTGCCCAGGAATTGGGTGTATATCGCGGTGATTGGTCAGCAAGCACGGCTTTTGCTGTACGCGACCTGATTAAAGACACAACTAATGACAATATTTATATCTGTCAGACAGCCCATACATCATCTGGCTCACTGCCAATCAGCACCAATGCGGATGCAAGCAAGTGGGAATTGATTGTAGATGCAGCCACGGCTACTTCATCAGCGACAGCAGCAGCGGCTAGTGCTACTGCGGCGGCTGCTAGTGAGACCGCAGCGGCGGCAAGCGAGACAGCAGCGGCGGCCAGTGAAACAGCAGCAGCAGCCAGCGAATCTGCGGCGGCTACATCTGAGACTAACGCCGCTTCAAGCGCATCCACGGCCTCCACAGCGGCAACAAACGCTGCTACAAGCGAGACTAATGCGGCAACGTCCGAGACAAATGCTGCAACATCGGCTACAGCGGCAGCAAGTTCCGCTACATCTGCGGCATCAAGCGCATCAACTGCCACAACTAAGGCGTCCGAAGCATCGACTTCTGCGACCAATGCTGCGACAAGCGCTTCAAGTGCATCTTCTTCAGCCACGGCTGCGGCTACCTCCGCGACTAATGCGTCAAATAGCGCAACAAGCGCCGCATCAAGTGCTTCTGCGGCTGCGACATCAGCAACGGCAGCGGAAGCAGCAAGAGACGCTATTGAGGAGTTTTACCTCGGCGCACAATCGTCTAATCCAACAGTAGACGGCAACGGCGACCCTGTAACTGCTGGTGATTGGTACTTTAACACAACAGACAATACCACCAGAATTTATGATGGTTCTGCCTGGAACACAGTTTCACCTGACCTTGTAGGCGACACCACCCCGCAACTCGGCGGCAACCTTGACACCAACGGCAACGACATCACCTTCGGCGACAACGACAAGGCCATCTTCGGTGCTGGGTCTGACTTGCAGATTTATCATGATGGTACTCACAGCAAAATCCAAGATACAGGAACTGGTGACTTATTGTTGATGAGTGACGGAGCAAATGTCCGTATTCTTAAAAATAGCGCAGAAACTCTTGCCGCATTTAATACGGATGGTTCTGTTAATCTTTACTACGACAACAGCAAGAAGTTTGAAACCACCTCTGGCGGCATTGACGTAACTGGCACTGTGACGGCTGATGCGGCTACCATTGATAACGGTGTTTTAACTGTTAATGACACTGGCACTAGAAAAGTAGAAATATCAGGTAA